TTGGTATTCGTCGTCTGGCGAGCGATCGCGATCTGGCACTTGATGTTCTGGACAGGCTTCATGAGGTCTCCGGAGAGGGCCGGGCCGCCACGAGGACGACCCGGCCCCGAGGGAAGAGCAGGGATCAGAGTTTGAGAGCGACGATCGGGCCGGCATCGGTAGCGTCGCCAAGGTTGGCGCACTTGATGTCGAACCGCTCGGTGCCGCGAACCGCGATTTCGTCCTGCTCGAACGCGTTGAGCGCCGAGTCGGAGAACGCGATCGAGGTCTGGCGACGGTCGCCGAAGTAGGCGGCCATCGACAGGTCACCGAACAGGAGCGGGATGGTGTCGTTGGTGTAGGTCTTGCGCATGACCTGCACGAACTCGACCGGATAACCGAAGAACACCGGAGTCGCGGTGCCATCGCGGATCTCGCGGTTGGTCACGCCGCCGGCGCTGTACGCGAGCTTCTCCATGACGGCGTGATAGAACGCCTTGGAGCAATACCACTTGCAGGCCGGAGAATCTGCGTAAGCCGGGAGCTTCGCCATGAGCTCCATGATGTTTGCAAGAGTCACGTCATCGAAAGAGCTTGCGGTCGCATCTGAGATGCCGGCTGCCGACGAGATGGCCTCGATAGCCGGGATCACGCCGACGATGCCGCCGTAGGTCGACGTGCCGTCGCCGTTGAACCCGCACTCGTCCTCCTTCAGCGCGAACGCGTACGCGATCTCGTTCGCGATGTCGTCGCCGAGGTTGACGATGGCGTCCTCGTTGAGCTCGTTGGAAGCCGTGGTAAGGACCATGAACTTCTGGGCGACGAGGTTGACCTGGTCGAAGACCTGCTCCGACTCGGTTCCGGCGGCAGCCTCGCCGACCGCGTAGGCGGTGAGCGTGGACTTACGACGCGGCATCCGCTTGGTGTCCGTGCTCATCGGGACGTTGCGCGCGTTGCGACGGAACACGCCGTAGCGCTCGCGGAGCGAGATCAGCGACGACTCGAACTCGTCAGGGACGAGGAAGCCGCCGGCGCTGTTGATGCTCTCGGTGTGACCCTTGGTGACGAGACCGTTCGCAGAGCACCAGTCGATGCTCTTGCGGTGGCCGCGAGCGGCCATGATGAAACGACCGAAGCGGTACGCCTCGTCGTTGCTGGCAAGGAACTTCGCCTTGCCGGTGATCTTGTAGGTGTCGGTGCTGGTGACGTTGGGCATGGTGTTGACTGCCTTGAGTTCCGCGGCGATGGCGGACTTCACGGTTTCGCGGAGAGCCTTCGCCGGCTCCTCTTCCTTCGGCATCTCGTCGGTGCTGGCGGCATCGGTCTCGACCGCGGCCGGCATGATCTTGACCTCGTAGGCGATGTTCTCCGGCGCGAGAGGATTGCCCTCGGCGTCGGTGACGATCACGCCCTCGAGATACAGGTTCTTCGCCTGGGCGAAGCGAGTCTCGCCGACCTGATCGGCGATGCTCTGCAAGTCCTTCTGGACCTGCTCAAACTTCTTGAACTGCATGGAGTGTGGCTCCGAATGTGCGATGGTGATAGACGCAAGCGCCATCCCACCGATTCGGCTAACGCCACTCGTCCGGGCCCGGCATCGCGATCATATCACGATGCGACCGGCCGCTTTCGCGATCTCCTCGCGAACGATCCGAGACGCGTCGTCGCGACCGAACTTCGGGACGCTGACACGGACGACGTGCTTCCGCTCGGTGACCGCCGGAACCTCGACGCGACCGAAGCGAGCCGCGGCCGTCTTGGAGATCAGACCCTTGGAAACCGCGTAGATCAACGCGTCCTGATTGGCCGGGACGCTGACCGCGGAGACCTCCAAGAGTTTCCACTTGGAGAACACCTTCCGAACGTCCGGTCCGTACCGCTCGACATCGCCTTTGGTAGCGACACGAGCGCCGCCGTCGAGCGGCATGAACCCGATCGAGACCGCCTTGACCACGCCAGCAGCGACCAGGCCGCGAACGTAGTCGGGGAACCAGTCTCCGACGTAATCGGCTGGACGTGGAGCGAACTCGAACTCGGCGACGATCGATGAGTCCTCGCGCTTGAGCGAGATCGACCTGCCGATCGGCTGGGACGGATCGTGATTCCAGAGCAGGACCGGATTTCGCTCGTAGTCCTTGGCGTTCATGCCAGCCGGCACCATGACCTCGCCGTCACGGTCGACGGAATCGGTCGAGATCACGGCCTTGAACTTGCCGCCGACGATCGAGCCTTCGGCCTTGAAGTCTTTCCGGTTCATTCTTCGCCTTCCAGTACGGGAATCAGGTCGCAACGACAGTTCGGATGAAGCGGCGGTCCGCTGACGTTCTCGAAGTCGACGACAAATCGAGAGCCGTCAGACGCGGTCACCGAGTCGCCGACGTTGAGGAACGTGTCGCCCATGCCCTTGGTCGCGTTGCTCGCTCCGACAGCCTCGCAGAACGGGCACGGCTCAGGAGCAACTAGCCACTTCTTGCCGGTCACGATGCCGCTCTGCTTCCACGCTTCGACCTGGCCCTGAACATATCCGCGAGTCGATTCGGTGCGAGCGATTACGCGAGCACGCTTGGAGTCAAAGCCCTTGTCCTCAAGGTCGGCTGCGAGTTCGTCGATGGTCTTGCCTTCCTCAAGTCCCTTGCCGAGCAGAGACCGAACGCGAACCGTCGTCGAGTCGCCTACCTCGTCGGCCAGCCTAGTCGTCGACCGATCGACCCACTTCTGCACCTCTGGATTAGCGAACTCAAACCCGACGCTCGGCATGAGTTCGCCGCGTCCGAACCGCTCGATCGCGTCATCGATACCGTCGTCGCCTCGCTTGCCTCCGGCTTTGATCGCTCGCTCGATGTACGGCAGAACCTCGGTCTTTATCTCGATCTTAAACTCGGCAGGTGCCAGCACGTCGACCGATCGATCGATCAGTTCCTGACCTGACAGACCAGACGTACGCAGAGTCTTGACGACCTTCCCGATGCGGTCGCGTCCCAGTTTGCCGAGTACGCGCTCGAGTTGCCGGATGATCCGTTCCTCCTCACGCGTATAGCCTCCAGCCTTGATCCGGATGCCGGCGTCGCCGGCGAGTGCGTCGCTCTGGAGCGTGATGGCTCCGGCCTTGTGCTCGACTCCGCAGCCGCATCCCTTGGCCTTGCTCTCGCAGTAGTCGATCGCGATCGCTACCGCCTGGTCCTGCGGATAGCCCTCGGCCATGAGCGTCCGGATCTTCTCGCTGACGCAGTCGTCGGCCTGCTTGGTGCCGTCTGCCTCGTCGTCTGCGCGATTCATCCGCTCGACGGTCCGCTCGGCAAAGTCTCGGCCCGGATCTCCACCCCACAAGAGCCAGGCGATGAATCCCGCCGACGGGTCGCTCGGGTCGTCCCAACCTGGTCGCTTGTCGACCGCATGCCGTGCGAAGTAGGACGCCATGCGCCGGACCGTGTCCGGCGACAAGACCTCGCGGTTCTTGAGTTGCGTCGCCCTTGCGACGCCGACCTCGGTCCCGCCTCGATTGAACTCGGCCCGGAGCCGCAAGCCACGAGCCGCAGCCTCGGCCATCTCCTTGGTTGGCGTGAAATCTATCTCCGCGTACCGGGCCGGTGCAGACTCCGCTACGGCCTTTGCATCTTTCCCAGGCTCCGCTACAGGCGCGGCCGGTGCATCGGCGGCGATCCCGCCAGGACCGGGAGCCGGAGCAACCGTTTCGGTTTCCTCGTCCGGCGTAAGCCCTAGATCCATCACGGGAACGCCGCCGATGATCGGCACGTTCGCCTCTTCGATGTCGAGCGGCTCAAGGCCGCGAGCCTCGCGGACCTCGTTGATCGTCATCACGCCGGCCTGCACAAGCGTCTGATGTTCGGTCAGGTCGAGTTGCCGGTTCGCCGGAACGGGATCGTCGTAGGCGAGTACCGCGTCATCCTCGAGCCCGAACATCGGCAAAAGCTTCTGGTTCAGAGTCTCCTCGTCAAGCCGGAGCAGCGGAAGGATGGTCGACTCGCGCCACTGGGCGAAACCGGTCGTTGCGCTTGCGAGGTTCGGATCGTTCGCCTTTAGCATCGAGACCGGCACGCCGAACACGGCGGCGATCTCCTCGACGATCTCGTCGCGACCGCCGAGATCCTTCGGCGGGAACTGCATCGGCTTCAGGTCGACCTGTCCGGTGAGCGCGATGAACTTACCGGCCTTGTCCGCACCGCGAAGCCGCTCATTCACCATCCGCTCAAACTCCTCGATCGCCTCCTCGCTCGCGTCCGTGTTCTGGATGGTCGCGAGGTAGTCCGGCCTGGCACGGTTTGCCGCCATTGCCGTATCCATCTCGTGGAACGCTTCGTTCAGGTCGATGACGCCCCATGCCGCCTCGACCTTGCCGAGCCCGTAGTAGAGATCCTCCGGGTTCGTACGCTTGAAATGAAGCACCTCGTCAGGCTGGAACGTGACGCGGCTGTTCGACTCGCGGCCGTACTTGTAGCCGGCTATGAACGTCGTATCGCTCGGGATGATCTCGACCCACTGAGGCGGCATCGGCCAGAGTTCAGCCGGAACACCTAGTTGGTTCCGGATGACCCGGAGATATGCGTTCCCGGTCAACTCCTGCCAGAGCGTTCGCGTCGCAGCCAGGTCAAACCCGTTCATGGCCGGGTTTACCTTGCGGAGCAGGTCGAGCACGGGATGCGACTCGGTGACCTCCTCGAAGTCGGCCCCGAAGTCGTGCATCTTGGTCAGCACGGTCCGGCTCGGCGAGCGTCCGGTGTCACCCATGAGGTACGACTTCCGGTCACGGCCGACCTTCGCGGTCCGGTACAGCCGCGTGCCTGCACGGTTCCGGACGTAGAGCCGGAGCGGGACGGACGACACGCCGAAGGCGTTGATGTTCGCCGCTGCGTAGACCCACGACCGGAACTGACGGACGCCGGCGACCGCGGAGTAGAGCGGCCTCTGGCTCAAGCCGTTGCCGCCGGAGATCATGCCGAGCGATGCCTTGAAGTATTGGCTCCGCGCGTCTGCCGTAGGCGTGGCCTGCTTCCGGAACAGACTGCGGATTCGTTCTAGCATTAGATGACCCTGAAGCGGAAGGTCGGAGCGCGCACCGTCATACGACGAAGAGCGAGCGCGAGCGCCATGACTCCGTCGTCGTGAACGCCTGCGGAGACAGTGTACCGAACACCAGTACGCGTCGACTCCCACTCAAACGCTTCCAACTCCGTGCGGATGAACCCGTCCGGGAATCGGACCTCGCGCCTCTGGATCGTCGCGGCCAGACCTTCAAGCAACTGTTGTCGGCTCGTCATCGTGAACTTGAAGCCCTCGACGTTGGAGCGACCGCGCTGCAAGTCCTCGACGATCGGATCGCCGACGCCGGTCGAGTCGATCATGGTCGGCACGTTGCCGATCGTCGCGGCGATCCGTTCTCGTGTCGCCTGCCAATCGAGCCGGAAGCGGTCGAGACGGCAGACCGTGCCGGCCTTGTCGATGCCGACGATTACCGACCAGTCCGTCGACTTCGCCAAATCGATCCCGTACGCGACCGGCTCCTCGGTCGAGATCGGAGCCAGGCATGACCGGATTGCGTCGATGCCGAACGGGTTCCCTCCGTCGTCGCTCGGCTCGACGAGGTAGAGTTCGCGGAAGATGTGGTCGGGCAGTTGCCGCCGTGCAGCCTCGACCTCCTCGGCGTCGAGCACCTGCCCGGCTACGGCATCGGATGCGGTCAACTTGTGGTAGGCGATGTCCGGCTCCGTGCCGCTCTCGGCCTGTCGAGCCAGCCGATAGCACCAGTTCTTCCGGCCCTTCAGGTTTCCGATGATCCGGCATCGGCCACGAGTCGCCGAGAGCGTCGACCGGACGGCATGCCACGAGTCCTCGGGACACCGCGTAGCCTCGTCTATGACCGCGTAATGCACGTCCTCGCCGTAGAGCGTGTCCGGGTTGTCCGCGCTCTTGAAAGCGATTCGGGAGCCGTTGGCGAGCGTCAGCGCGAGCCGGCTGGCGTTCTCTTCCCAGATCCGCTTCTCCGGATCGGCGTCCCGAAGCATCGACCGGAGCCGCTCGTAGCCGACCTGCTTCGTTACCTCAAACGTCGGAGCGACCCACCAGCAGGTAGACCGCGGCCGGTTCCATGCCTCGCCGAGCATCCAGAGC